CGCTATACTGCGCGCCGCGTCTCCTTAGTTAAATGGATATAACGAGCCCCTCCTAAGGGCTAGTTGCAGGTTCGATTCCTGCAGGGGACACCATATAGCAGTTCACCACCCTCCTTAGCAGTTCGCCAAATCCCCATCACATCAGGCATTCGCAAAGACCACCGTTCGCATAAGTTCGCCATAGTTCGTTGACAGCCAGTTCATAGCCTGGGTAAATTCTGGGTAAATCAATTTTACTCACCCGGATTTTACCCAATGCTGACCATCAAGCAGATTGACGCCGCTAAGCCCAAAGAAAAACCTTACCGCGTGGCGGACGGAAATGGCCTGTTCCTCTACGTGCCGGCATCAGGGAAAAAGGTGTGGCAGGTGCGATATCAGTTTGAGGGTAAAGAGAAGGTTCACACGATCGGGAAGTATCCGGAGATTGGGCCGGCAGATGCCAGGAGCATGGCGTTTGAGTTGAAGAGGGATTTGGCGATCGGACTAAACCCTGCAGTAAAGAAGAAGCAGGATAAAACGCCTGACTCGTTCGGAACGATTTTCGAGGAATGGTATAAGCACAAGCGCCAGGTGTGGTCGGCGACTTACGCCACAGAGCTAAAGAAGATGTTTGAGGCTGACATCCTTCCCTACCTCGGGAAGATGCAGATGGACGAGATTGAGCCCATGGCGCTGCTCAAGATGTTGCGCAGGTTTGAAGAGCGTGGAGCGTTAGAGCGTGCCAGTAAAGCGCGCCGCCGCTGCGGGGAAGTGTTCAGGTATGCAGTCGTGACCGGGCGCTGCAAATACAACCCGGCGCCAGACCTTGCGGATGCGATGAAGGGGTACAGGAAGCAGCATTACCCATTCCTACCCGCCGAGCAGATACCGGCGTTCAATGCCGCGCTGGCGACTTATTCAGGCAGTGTGATTTCCCGCGTTGCCACTCAGTTTTTGCAGTACACCGCCATGCGCACGAAAGAGATGCGTACCCTGCAATGGGTAGACATCGATTTTGAAAACGACATGATTACGATCGCCGCCGAGGTGATGAAAAATCGCAAGGTGCACGTTGTGCCAATGTCACGTCAGGTGAAGGATTTGCTCAACTTCATCAAGCCGATCACATCCAACTCTTCTTTTGTTTTCCCCGGCCGCAATGACAAAACCAAGTCGATCAGCGATGCGGCCGTACTGCTGGTAATTCGCCAGATAGGTTATGAAGGGCTTGCCAGTGGTCATGGATTCAGGCACCAGTTCAGCACCATCCTGAATGAACACGGCTGGCCTCATGATGCCATCGAGCGGCAGCTGGCGCACGTTGACCGCAACAACATACGCGGCATCTATAACCACGCTCAGTACCTCGATAAGCGCAGAGAGATGATGCAGTGGTGGGCTGATTACATCGACGGGGAGTAATCCCCTATATCGTCGGCCTCCACTTCTCATCCAGCGTCAGCACTTCCACTGTCACCGCACCCAGAACAATCACTTCTTCCAGTTGATCACCCTCTATCAAACCGTCTTCCGTCATCAGGTGCTTCGGGTACCATTTCCCAAGCATAGGATTACCTTCCATCTGGAACGCGACCAAGTCGCCTGGGCGAACCTTTGCTGCGCCGTCAACGAGCATGAAGCCGGTGGCTGTTTCGATACGGAACGTGTTGACCGGATTAGGTATGAACAACCGATTCAGGTTGATGCGCTCTTCAACGTAATCAGTGGCCGGTGAAGGGAATCCCATTTCAGTAACCTCCCTGGTTTGGGTTGTACAATTTGAACGTTCGGCGCTCACCCTCTTCTGTCGAGATGTCGCGGAACGAGTGCTGATAGATTTCAATCCAGTGGTTAGCCTCAGCCAGAGTGAACTGGTGATTAACCTTCGTCAGCGACTCCACGAAGTCCACTGTCGTTACCGTTCTCCTGCCGTTGCTGGCTATCCTGATACTTTCTCTGAATGCTTGGGCTATGTCGTCTCTGCGGGGCATGGTCGGCCTCCCTGATAAAATACTGTATGCGTATACAGTATTATTGATCGGTAGAACTGATCAAGTGGGAGGTGATGGGGATTAGGGGGGGTTGGTGGGAAAGGGAATTTAGTTGATTTTTGAGCCCCTAGAATGGGGCTGCATTTATCGCTTTGTGTTTTTGGTTGTTATTTTTTTACCAATTTTGTTTGACGGCTTCTCTACAATTTTATGTAGCATCCATGAAGCCACTAAGACTAATGATAGTGCAATGATGAAAGATAAATTGACCCCAAATTCCATGTGCAACAAAATTGACATTACTGCATAACCACAAGTTGCATGCAGTAAGTAAAGCGGGTAGCTTACGTCGGCTAAAAAGTCTAAAACTTTAACTTCCTTAAACTTTTCCCTTAAAAGATAGCAAATTAAAAATATAGCCAATCCATAAATATAGTTAGTGCCAATTACTTTCATTTGATTGTAATCAGCCTCAATAAACATTTCGATCCAAAATAAAGATAAAAAAATCAATGAAATTATAATTAACTTTTTGGTTGATATCTCTTTTTTGAAATGCAAATAAAACGCATGGCCTATGCACATATAATCAATGAATTTAGATCTATAAAGTGCTGTATAAATCCACTTAGGCACATCTAAAGATGATAACTTTACAACCAAGAAGAAAAGCATCAGGGATGCCATGGTTGACATCAGCATTATTGATATGCGAACGCCTTCTTTTGATATGGCGGCAAACGATGCGAACAGCACATAGAATGCCAACTCCAATGTCAAAGACCAGTTAACGAAATCCATTGAAGAATAACCAGCGATATCGTTATAAAGGAATAGGTTAGATGCTAGACCGCCAAAGCTGTAACCGAAATAACCACTTTCATTGCCAAAGAATGATGACGATATAAGAGTAAACCCGAGACATACAAGCAATGATGCCCAGTAGGTTGGGATTATTCGAAACCACCTCTGACACAAGAATTGCCCAGATCTCAATTTTCCAATTGAGAACATAATCACGAATCCACTTATAAGAAAAAAAATGCTCACGCCCAGAGGTCCGAAATTAATGTTAAATATATGGCTTGATATAACTGATGGCACGATAAAATCTGTATAAAGCCGAGGCTCAATGTCACTACCTATAACTGCTGATACGTATGTCTTCTGAAAGAAGTACGAACCCAATAAATGGGAAATGACGACCATTACCGCCGCCACTCCTCTTAATTGATTTGCAAATATAATCTTCACTTACCGCTCCTGCGATTGATATTCTCAAACTTTAGCATACACGTAAGTGAAAATTAAGATAATGTTATCAAGACGGGGATTCAGGCCAGTCTATTTCATCTGAAGTATTCGCTTCAACCCTACTAACAAGCACTCTGAATTTTTTCCATAAGGGTAATTCTGCAGTCTCTATATCTGTCGCGATTTCCAAGTCTACTGCATCCTGAAGGACGCCAATCTTACTACTAGCAATAGACATTAGCGATTCCTTCACGCCGATATTGTTAGTTATCAACAACTGATTTTGCGCCTTAACGTCCTCTTCACTAGGCTCAGGCGCATGAAACCCCTCTTTATCATACGAATAACCAATGCTTACTGATTCGCCATCTTTAATCTCGACAGGTGTGATTCCATCATCAAATTCAATAGGTGAATTTTCTGGACCATCCCACGCAATTGTGTTTACGACATTTCCGGACTCGATTAATGCCCATGTGCCCATTATGCGTACTCCTCAATGATGATTATTCCAATCGTGCCTGCGCCACCAACATCTCCAGCGTTCGAGGCATATTGAGAACATCCTCCTCCGCCCACACCAAACCCCACACCAACCTGACCGGCTGCCCCAACGCCCGGCGCACCTCCAACTCCTAACGGATTGCTTCCTCCTCTTCCACCTTTCACCTGTTGAGCGGATGACCCTAGAGCAAGGAATGGCTCTCCGGGGTTCGCCGGGATCAGCGCCAGCGCCGTTCCTGTGGTAGCAGTTGGATACGTTGCAGATGGCCCGTTATTTCCCAGCGTAACAGTTGACGAGGATGCTGTTCCTGCACCGCCACCCGAGCCACCTGGAGCGTTAAGGATTCCAGCAACTACAGTCGCCCCTCCTGCACCTCCTGCACCTCCTGCTGAACCTCTGGTTCCCGCTGCGCCGATAGTTACCGCGTAGCTGGCAGCAGTAATTGCTGCGAATAGTTCAATATATGCGCCAGATTGGCCTCCATTGGCGCAGGCTTGCTGACCTGTACTCGTAGAAGAAGAGCCACCACCACCTCCGCCGCCTCCAACAGCACGAAACTTAGCATTCTTAGTCCCGTTGGTTGGTATATAGGTTCCAGATGAAGTGATGACCTGAACACCGAGAAGACGACCAACAGCCTGACCAAGTTGAAGTGCATGATTGCTTTGAGTTGCTGGAGCAACAGGTAAAGCCCCCCCACTGTTTCCACACAAGACCCAGGCCGTAAGTGTGCTATTCCACTCCACTTCAATCAGTCCATTGGCAATAATCTCGCCGCCCTGCAATGCCTGATTGGCGTGAGAATAAAGGGGATATGCAGAACTGCCATTCACCGCGAGAGTAGACGCGCCGGAGTTAGCCGTTTTCGCCTTGAAGGTGACGCGCATACCGTCAGTCAGAGTTGGCAGCGCAGGGACAAAGGACGACACATAGGCGTTGGCCGCACCGGTATCAGCGGCGTAGGTCATCGTGCCCTGCTGAACGGCTGAGAAAATACCGGCCGCAGGCAGGAATGGCACGTTAGCAGCCACCGCAATATTCGATGCGGTAATGGTTGTGGCGCCCTGAGCGACCGTAATGACCCACGCGGCTGTGTAGCCAGTATCAGCTGCTGGTGTAGTCTGCGTGCCAGTGGTTGCTGCCACGCCTGCCTTCAATGCAACAGTGCAAACTCCTGAGCGAACCGTATTCTGCGCAGTACCGGCGTTGTTTGGTCCGCTGTATGCTACGGATGGGTTGGCAGCATTGTAATAGGGAAGAACGGTTGCCCCGGAGTCAGTATCGCTGTATGCAATCTGAATCAGGTAGTTGATGCTCTGCCCCGCCGTGGTCGGCGCAGTCAGTGTAAAGGCGGTGGAACCGAGGATTACGCCCTGCTTCAGGATGGTGTTTGTTGTATCGGCTGCCAGTGAAGAATAGGCGGTACCGTCGACGTTCTGCAGACTATAGATCTGACCTTTAGCCACGTTCACCACCATCGAGGCAGGTGATGATGGCGTACATGCAAGTCCGTGCAGGTACGTGTTTGAACCCATCAGGGCGGCGGCAAGTTTTGCCAGCCCCATCATGGCGTACTTGTTGGTATTAAGCAGGTCAGTTTCGAGCGGAATAGCGCCCGGATAAACGATTTGACGATCCATTTATGGTTCCCAATAAAAAGGCCACCGCAATGGGTGGCCTTGGTGAGGACGGAGAATTTCGGTGTGTTTACTGCAATCGAACCCAGACGAGAGTGCCTTCCATTTTCACTGCCGCTATGGCTTCGTAGACCTGTGCATCATTAATACTTCCGGTGATCATGCTTTGCGATGCGTATTCGCCACGCGAGGCCACGCTGTAGCCTGATGGTGTGGATGAGTAACCTGCGATGTAGGGAATGCCTGAACCTGACGGTCGATAGGCAGTGACGAATGCCTGATATGGCAGCATGAGAGAGCCGTAGCCTCCCGCAACTCCATAACCAATCATGGGGCCGCCGTATGAACCGGTATCTAACGGTCTCTGCGGCTCGAATATGTAAGGCGTCTTGCCGGTCATATCCTCCAGAATATCGATGATTGCCTGCCGGGTGCCGCGCTCCCTGAACAGGCTTATCTTCATCTGATTCCTGAACAGATCATCCGATTGTCCTGCCGACCGTTGCAGGTTTTTACCGAAGAAGTCATATGCTGCAATATCCAGCCAGCCATCCGTGGCTGTACTGATTCGCGTCTGGAGCTTCGCATAAAGATAAAGTGAAAAGCACCAAGCCAGCGCGCTTGAGCAGGCAGTGAGAGCGCCAGTCAGGATAGGATTGCTGTCACCAAACCAGGTGGGAGGCAAAAGCCCTTTAAGACGCGTGTAAATGTCGTTCTGATCGCCTGTCGCCATTTAGCTCACCGAAATTGTGCCAGCGCGGATCACCTGCTTACCAGTAGCGGCAATATCCGCTGTCGCGCCGTTGAGGGTTACAGAAGAGACGTTAGTCACAAGGGAACTGGCACCATATGCAATGTTGGATAACTTCGAGTACGGCAGCAGCTGACCGAGCGAAAGGCTGGCGATGTATTCCTTAATCGCCGCCTGCACCATGGCAACAATCGTCGCATGGTCGCCGGATGAGTCGGTGGTGATCACCATCACGACATTCGCCGTTACGACCGTTGGCGGGAATACGCCAAAGCTGATTGTGAATCCTCTTACCGCGTCAATGGCCGAATACGCCTGGCTGATGAATGTGCTCGACGGGGTGCCGCTACCGTCATCAACTACCGCATAAAAGTAGCCCGGTTGAGCGGTGCCGTTATAGGCGTAATTTTCGGTCAGCGTGTAAGTGACGCCGCTTTGCATGCTGCTCAGTGCGTAACCAATCGCGGCTTTAGTCGCCTTTGACAAAGAAGCGATCCAGAGCACGAACCGGGCACGGAAATCATCATCCGACTCGGCATCCTCACCGTTAACAAACGTGGTGCTGTTCGTCACCGTGTCGACGTACTGGATTGAACCGGAAATAACGGTGATTGTTCCAGCCTGCGCATTGCCCGCCGCTCCTGCGGTATCAGCCTGTACAGGAACAGACAATGAACTTACCCCGGCGGCAATCACGTATCCGGATTGCGTGGAGTCGTAGGCTGTGTTGGTCGTGTCTGCAATGACAGAATAAGCCTGAGTGCCGTCTGTAGTGGTCACGCCCGATCCGACAGGAATCAGCGCCTGATTCGTTGCCGTAAACCGGCTGAACGTCGCCTGACCTGTCGCCTGCACCGCCGACAGGCGCGTAAAGCTGAAATCAGCCATCCATGAATCCAGATCGTCGCCCGAGCAAGTGGCCGCACGGGTGACAACCAGAAGATTCACTATAAGCTGCTGAATCCACATCGCGACGCCAGCATTCGATTCAGCCAGCGCGCGCAGAATGCTGCCGATCGCCAGATCGACGAGACCCGCAGCTTTAGCCTGCATTGCAGTAACCTGATCGCTGACCAGTGTGGCGAAAGTTTTAGTATTGAGTGATGCCACGTATTACCTCGTTACGTCAAAGCTGAGTGTTTCCGGTGTGCCGGAGGTGGCGTCGGTATACTTCACTGACACGCTGACCCCGCCCTCGATGAGGGCCAGGTTGACAGATGGCGCAGGGCTTGATGCGACAGCTTCCTCAAGCAGCATCTGGCCGCTGATAAGCGCCTTCCATTCGTTGAGATTGACGTTTTGCCCGACTTTCTGCCCCAGCCCCGCGCCATAATCCGGATGGAAAACGTATTCACCGGGATTGGTCATCAGGCGGCGCAGTATTCGCTGCTTTCCTCTTTCCGTGCCGGTGACAGGCCGCAGGTCGCCCGCAGGCGAGGTGCTGAGGTCACCGCCCGTATAGTGGTAAATGTCGTACATGAGTCACCGCTATGAGAGTTGTTGGTTTGGCTTGCTGGTAGTGCCGCCGCCGTCGCCATTTTCCGGATGGGTGTGGCCATTATAGGTAACGCGAACCTTCTGAACCGTGCCGTAAAGGCCGTTGTTGTCGCTGATGTCTTTCACAACGATAAGATTGTTGTCCATCGTCACATCACCACCCGTAAAGTGGTGTGCTGGCGCGTCGTAGGTCATCTTCAGATTTGCACTCAGAAGTACCTCGCCGGTGTTAAGGAACTTCAAAAGCGATCCGCTTTGGTGGACGAGCCAGAACTCACCCGAAGGCGGCCCCGGACAGCGGTCTTCATCGTTGTAAAACTGCCCCGCCGCCATCCCGGCGCCCATAAGGCCGGAATCAAACTCCACTTCGACCTCGGCACCAATCATTGGCCCTGCTGCCAGCCCCCATCCGTTGCCGACCCACGGAGAGCTGAGCGGTATCCACCCCGTTTCCTCGCCCGTTGGTTGCAGTTGAACCTTGACCGCATAGCTGTCCGGATCGTAAGCGGTGATAATCCCCTGCCGCGTGCCGCTATCACCCGCACTTGTTTGCTGAGCATTGGCCGCCATCGCATTCAGTAACGCTCTCATAGTGTCACCTCCAGTGCCGGGCTGTGATTCTTGCCGGTAACGCTCATCGTGTATCCGTTTTCCCAGCTCAGTGAGCGCCGTACGCTGTCACACCAGTAAAGCTGATCGAACGGGCTTAGCGTTCCTTCAATCCTAACCAGCGTCTGCGGCGTCAGGAGGTTGTCACCGGCGGTTGAGCCGCTGAACTTCATCTCATGCTGCACAACGTTGCGGTAAATGGTCTGCGCCAGCGCATAAGCTGATTCAGGTGAGAGGCCATTGCGTATAACGCGATATACCTGCGTTTTCGCCGTGGCATTACCGGGCGTGGTGCCTTTAGCCGCCTTTGGATAGGAAGCGACGAACTGCTTATTCTTGCGCTTCGCATTCCAGCTGAGCACCTCAACCGTGACGCCTTTAGAAATGGTCAGCGCACGTGAAAATGACAGGTCGTCAGAGGTGTTGCATTGCGGGTAAGCCAGCACGCCGGGCGGCTGCCAGCGGATGACGTAGTTATCAGCTTTGGCGGTGTCTTTGATTGGCTCAAAATGCAGCTTGTCATCGTCGACATAAACCGAAAAGTTCTCGATTCCCGCCAGTGTGGTGATTAAATCCCACTCCGTTTGCTCGCCAGTCAGGTGCGCGCTGTCGATCTGGTAAAACTCACCAAACCGCTGGGTGGTGGCGGTGACAACTGGCGTCAGGCTGTGGCGCTGCGCCAGCATCGAGGCAATCTGCGAGCTGGTATAGTTCTTGAAACTTTCGCCGGCCGACTTGGCATCAATCAGCAGCGCAGTGAAGTCACGGCCATCAGCCGAAATCTCAAAGCGCGCCGGATCGTAATGCCAGTTGTCGATGTTGCCGGTGATGAGCTTCTTCTCGTCGGTGCCGGACTGCGTGATGATCGACACATACAACTCAACCTTGACCGTTGTCTGCGTGGCCCACCAGTTGAGCATCTGCATGCTGGCCGGTAATGCAGAAACAGCAAGCGTCAGGTCAAAGGTTGATGCACCGCGAAATGAGTTGCTCTCCACGCTGAAAGCGACAAACGGGACTTCAGCACCATTTAAACGACAACGCCCGCTGATATGGCGGGCGTTGGATTCAACTATCGGGTTGTTTACGTCCATTGCTAACTCGTTGGGTTGGCTGGAATCGTCAGCGTGTTAATGCCGCTCAGTTGTGGGTCAGTCAGGTCATTGGCAGATGCAATGCTGCTCCAGAGAGAGGCGTCACCGTATTGATCTGAAGCCACCTGATAAAGGTTGCCGCCGGACAGGGTAACCGTCCGCACGCCGTCCGCTGTCTGGCCAGAATTCACGTTTTTATTCAGGCGCCCTAAAACGTTCTGAAGGCTGTAAAGCGCCGGGATACGCGTGCTCTGATCTGCCTGGCTGAGCAGATTGCTCACTGTGGTTGAAATCGGGTTGCCGGGAACCAGTCCACCAAGGGTGGTTATCTGACTGGCCGCCGATTCAAGCTGGCTGATTTGCTGCTGCACAATGGTCTGCGCGGCGATAATCGGCCTGACCACTGCCTGCACCTGTTCAACCGTTGCGTGCGCAAAGTCAGTGACCTCTTTAACGGCGCTTTGAACGGTGGTAACCGCGTTGGTGACTGTCGATACGTCGATGATGTCAGATAGGCCAAGAGCCTGCCCTATATCGCTGTCCAGCAACCCCTGCAGCGCGCCGGTCAGCGCATCTACTTTCAGCGGCGAAGCATTGTTGGCGACAATTGCCACCTCAATGCTGTACGGCCTGCGGTAGATGAACTCATAAACTGGTGTGAAAGAGGTGATCACCACCGTGAAGCTATAGCTGTCCAGCGTCAGCGTTAACTTCTCACCAGCATCGCGCATCCGCTCAAGCGCTTTAACGCGATCGCCAGATTCGGAGCCGGTAATGACACCTGACCACGACAGCGGGTCATACTCCACACCAAGCACGTCAATAACGCGCTTGCCGCCGACCATCTGATGCAGAACCGTCTTTTGCCGACCGGGCAGCGCGAGGCGCTCAGGGACTTCGAAATCGAGAAACTCGAAATCCCCAAGAACCAGACGCGTAACGGTCGGATCTAACCCCTGCGCGAAGTTATTCAGGGCGCTTGTGAACGACATAGTGGTTTCCTGTGCAATTACTGATCAAACATCAGGATTAACAAAAAAGTGAAGAAGTAATAGGTTGAGCGTTCGGAATATTCTTAAGGAAGAAAATATGCTGCACACAGTTCATTTTTTAACAGATGTAAACACGCCATCAGTACGCCATTTAATGGATGTTTGCCTGGGCGCCATTAGCAATCCGGAAAAACCGGCCACCGAGTTAAGGATCTTCATTTCAAGTAGAGGTGGCGATACTGTTTCAGGGTTTACCGCATACAACTTTCTTAAATCACTGCCAGTAAAAGTTACTACTCATAATTTGAGCAACGTAGAGTCGATTGCTAATGTCATGTTCATGGCTGGCGAGGAGCGTACTGCTAACAAACTATCCCGCTTCCTGCTCCACCCCCTAATGTGGGGGTTTGGCACACCTCAAGCCGATCATCTAAGAATCAGAGAGTGGACCTCTTGCCTTGATGATGACCTGGATCGCTTCGTTAAGATTCTTGACCTCGAGACGCAGGGACTCAATCTCCCGGATCAGCCTGCATGGCGTGACCTGATTACCTCCTCCACCATTGCCGACGCCGACAGAGCCGCCGAGTTGGGGCTGGTTCACAGGGTGGGAGATGCAAGGATTCCAGTAGAATCCATTCGATGGTGGGTAACATCCTGACATAGATATTCTCCAATGTATAAACCCGCCGATTGGCGGGTTATTGAGTTGATGCCTTACTTACCTGACCCGGATATACCATCAACATGGATGAGTCGAAGGCGCTGGTAGATGCTGGGGCTTTGGTGGCTTCACGCGTCTGGTGTTTGGTTACCACCTGAGCGATAGGCTTGCCATCGAGGTTTACTGTGCTGTTAACCTGTATCGTCTGTCGGCCAGTCGGCGGAACAGCCGGAGTATCGCGCCCCTGATACATGCCTTTCATTCCAGTGGCCATATCAACATTGCCGCCAGAGTTACCCTGAGATGCTAAGGCAAGAACGGTTTTTGATCGCGGGGATTTTGGGCCTCCCGTAATCGCATTAATGTCACCGAGCAAGCTCATTGCATTGCTTTTAACCTGCCTTTCCTGAGTGGTTAAAATGTCGACCCCAGGCAACTTATTTAACAGGCCAATAATGTAATTAAACAATCCCGAGAAACCAGATGTCATTTTTGCAGAAAAACGATCTGATGCAGCCTCAATGCCTTCCCACCAGTCTATGAAATGATGGCCTGCGCCTTTAACTGCCCCCCAAATGTTTACCATTATCCCTTTAAACTCACCCCACATCCCTTTTAGTGCTGGTTTAATTTTGTCCCAGTTTTTGTAAATCAGGACTCCAGCACCAGCAACTGCCGCGATAGCCCAAACCACCGGCCCCCCAAGCATTGTCACCACCGAGCTAACTACACCCAAGCTGCCTACAAGTCGGGCTGCTGTGATTGTTGCACCGAGCAGTAGGATGCCACCGGTTAAGAGCGACAGACCAGCAACAGCCGTTGCTGAGTACATCGCAATTTTGGTTGCCCAGGGGTTATCTTCAGCAAACTTGCTCACTTTATCGATGAATCGAGCAAATCCTAGCGTGACATTTGTGATCGTCGGTAGCAGTTGAAGACCCATTATTGCTTTGAGGTTCGTCCATGCGGAAGAGAGTGCTGAAGCAGCGCCATCAGGAGAGTTTAGGTAAACATCGTAAGCCGAATTAAAGTCTTTGGCGTGCCGGAATATTGCGGCATCCTTCTCCAATTTACTGGCATTGAGAATGTGCTGGCCGAGGAATCCACCGGTGTTCCTGTTAAAGTTTTTGGCGACCATCTCGGCTACTTGCGTGTCCGTTAGTTGCGCGCCATATCGCTCTCTGATTTTAGCTGCCATGGCTGCTGCCAATTGGTCCGGATTGGCAAACATCCGCACATACTCATCTTTAAGCCCGCCACTCAATATCGATTCACCACCGAGGCTTTGCATGTATATTGCGCGCTCACTTGGTGACATTCCGTTCATGGCGTTTTTCATCAGGTTGAGGCGGGCTTTACTCACTCCCTCATCGTACATTCCCAGTTCAGACAAAAATCCTTTCGCTTTTTTGTCCATATGCCCGCCGATAAGCGAACTGAATGATGTCATCAACGCTGTACCGGATTGGAAGCCACCGTTTATGGACATCAGTCCAGCGAACTCACCATAAAGGTACTTTGGATCAAGTAGCGTATAAGCCATTTTGCCTGATTGCGAGGCAGCCAAGAAATCTTTGGGGCTTACACGACCTTTAGAAGCAAGCTGAACCTGAGACATCCACTCAAGCTCTTTTTGAAATTCTGCTGGATTGTTAACGACTGAGCCGCCGCGATGCTCAAGCGCCCTGGCAGCTGCGTTAACCATCCCATCCCTTGCATGATCTCCAAGAGCCATGCCTATGGTTGACTCGTATTTAGCGAACATCGGAGCCAACTCAATTGAATGGTGTAAATCGCCCAGAGCGGTGTGTAAATCTTGAATTAAGCGGATATTACCGGCAATTGTTGTGCCAAGAACCTGATGAGAAACAACCTGCGCTGTAGTTGTAACCGCAGCATTATCTTGAGCAGTTAGATTAAGAGTTTTGAAGTCGTTTTGAGCCTTCACAAGGTCGTTAGCGGCCTTGATAGTTGCATCTAGACCTTTAGTGATCACTAAGCCTACGGCAGTAAGCGCCCCGCCAGCCAGCGTCATTTTACCAATCTGCTCCATCTTACGTTGGAACACTTCCGCTTGCTTGTTGGTATCACCGAACTTGCGAGATATCGCCAGTAGCCCGGCCGATACGTTTTCGGTCATCGACAGCCTGACCGCTACTTTATAGGCTTCAATGTCCATCACAACTCCAATTATTGGCAATAAAAAACCCACCAATTGGTGGGCTTATCTAGTGCATAGCTATTATTTCCGCTTAAGGAACATTCTCTGAATTGAGTAAACTGTTCCACCAGGCGCTTCTACGTTAACCAGCGAAAGGTACTGAGGGTCATTACTAACAACCACCAATCTTATTTTTCTCAAAACTAACAAGTCATAATATTGACCATCAGTTGTGGTCGCTATGCCGCTGTCACCTTTTTTTGCTGTGACAATAACTTCTGAACCGGGCGGGCATGTTTGTCTTGTGCACGACCCGTATAATTCTGCGTAGGTTGTATCATTTCTAACACTTGCAGCCATGTCATCATCAGATGCAGCATGAGCCAGACCAATTACTAACATCCCAAAAAGTAGCAATAGCTTCTGCATAAGAACCCCTTAAAATATTAATACCGAAAAGTTAGCAACAGTTGGCATTTAAATTTGAGATATTAATTTTTTAAGAACTGCAACAGCTATTAGACTTTTTCCAATATCCATGTTCAGGTATTTTTGTTCATTACCGTATTGGATTACTAAGGTTTCATTATTATCATCAGCATTAATCACCTTTCCAATCGGACATTCGAAGCTTTTTTCACTACCAGAGAAAATGACCCTCTTATTAGTTATTGATAGCTCCCCCACTGAAACTTTGGTTAAAATTCGCTCTGTATGATAAGACCTCGTACTACCAGTTGAAACAGAAAAACCTTTGGCTACTCTCACCCTTGCAGAGCCAGAACCAGTGCTATATCTCTTGCTTCTCATCTCATAAAGTTCAGCCTCTGTAGAAAAGTGGCAGACTTCATTTTTCTTCAGCAAGGCCTTTAAGCTGAGTTCTACAGGTAGATCGCCAGAATTAATGCGACTGACTAGTAATTGGCTCGCATGGATGTCATTGCTATTTTTTTGATATTCAAGCCGATGCCCAGCGTCTATAAATTCGTTTTTTTTGTGTCGGTAAGTAGAAACGCCTCCAACAGTCAACAATGCAGCAAAGGCTGCACCGGGAAGGTTTCCAGCAACAAGAAAGACAAAAGAAATTCCGCCAAGTATGTAGATAAGACACATCAATGCCTTATTACTGTAAGTCTGCATATCCCTATCCCCATCGTTAAAGTTAGGAGTAATCCTAGCCCCGACTGGGCGCAATGGAAAGCAAGAAACCCGCCGGAGCGGGTTAAATTAAATCGTCATAACCCAGCGAAGGGTGGATAGCGTGGCCTTTTGTTATTCCCTCAACGGCGGCTTTGCCGATGATGCGCCGGATGAAATTTCCGTTATGGATGACAGCAGGCCCAAGTACCGGGCGCGGTGCCATTCTTGTCGTGCCAAATTCAAACCACGGCGCTTTCTCATCTTTAGATCCGACTACAGCTTCTAATCCATCAACTTCGAATTGCCAGCTGTCACGAAAACCGCCGGTACGCTCCAGAGGAGCATCAGCAGGAAAGCCCTTCCGGGCTTTATCAGCTTCAGTGCTATCCGCAAGATCATCCCATTTGTTAAACGGTCCAACTGATGGCTGATAGTGACCCACCTCATCTTTAGCGGTTTCTGCAATTCTGCGTGCCGCCTCTTCCAGCCCGTTCTTCATGCTCTCATGCAACGCAACATCTAATGCTGCAAACTGCAAGGCTGCACCAAGGAAGCCATTCAGTTCTTTCATTTTTGCTCCTCCCACTGCCAGTTTTGCCAGTTGAACTTGGCGCCATCCAGCTCAGAAAAAACTATCGACATTGCGTCGCGCTCATGAGGCTCAAGTGTAACCACGTCAAAAACAGTCGGGAATGGAACCCCGTTTTTCACAAGCCAGCAACGGCTGCGAAAATCGGGGTTCGTGGCTAGTTTTTTGTGGCCGCCTTAACGCCTTCGCTGTCACCCTGCCCTTCGTCATCTTTCGGGAAGAAGTGCTTTGCAAGCGCATCCATACCCTCACGACCGAGGATGCTGATCATCGCGTCAATTTGAGCCTGATTCTGAGGACATGAATATTCGTCGCCATCAATCTCAGAAACTCGTGCTGCGGGAATCGCATATACGTTCACGTAAACCGCATTCATTGCAGCTTGGCCACCCATTGCCAGAATGAGGCGCGATTCCTGCAAGGGATCGAGGTCACGATACTTGATAATGCGACCTTTGGCATCCTTCACCTGGTTGGATTTAACTTCTGCTGCCACCGCTGCCGGCTGGTCATTTTCGTGCACTGTTACCTTTGCCATTCTTTATCCTTAGTTCACTTTTTTGCGGCGGTTAGCGGTGAATGACAGCGTCTGGCTGACGGTCTTCTCACCCTGTTTGTTACCGGCATCGGTCAGATGGAATGACACGCCTTCATAGCGGTAAACGCTGATGGTGCCGTTCGATTCTGTGATGCTTTCGGTGATGGTGCCGCGCTGCTGATCGATACCGTTGAAGTAGTTGTCTTCCCACTGCGCCCAGAAGTCATCCAGCGTGCCATCCATGCGCTCAGCTGTGATGGTGCCATTCCAGCCAACAGGGATTTGCAGTTCATCACTCACGCCATTCAGCGGGGTAATTTTCTGGTTGGAAACCTGCGGCTTAGCGTCGAAGGTCATGATTTTCGGGATACGCAGCTTCCCGGCGGGTGTGGTGATGTCTACCGCGATATCGCGGCCAACCGTATAGCCTAGACTCGGCATGGTGTTTCTCCAAAAGAAAGCCCCACATTAAGCGAGGCCTGAATGGTTAGCTGGATGGGTTGTTGGAAACCGCGATAGTGACGCTGCCGCCGCCTTCCAGATTCACAAGGAAGTAGCGCACCACGTTCAGGTACTTAACCTGCACATCCGCCACCATATAGCCAAGCGCAACCTGTGAATCAGAGTTGTTCGACGAATCCAGTTTCACAGAGAATGCCGGGCCGCCGTTGGGGTCACCAATCATCTCCTGATCTTCAAGATTAGAAAGGAACGCCTCAATGGTGCTCTTTGTCTCGCGTCGCAGTTCGGCCGTCTGGTTCTGGCCTACTACATCACCAAAGCTTGCCGCGATAGTCATCGACAGGAAGTTGGTCATGCGGGTGTAGGTGTCGTCGTTCTGGCTCTGCACAGAGCTGCAGTTACGGCCCGAGCGCATGCCGAAGTAATTACCGCCCGGGCACGGGTTGGTGATCACATCCAGTCGCGCTGAGTTGATCGCGCCAATCTCAGATGTCGAGTAGGGCTGATTTGCCAGTTGGCGCTGAGTGGCAATGATATTGCTGATGCGCTTGTTCAGAGTGGAGATATGCGGTGAACGGGCGGCAATATTGGCTGCTTCGAACGTGGCCGGAGCAATCATGCGGTTCACACCGTTGACCGTGTCTTTCCAGTACCCCCAGTCACCCACGATTGCTTTGAAATGCCAGTCATCCACACCAGCGTTATTCAGCAGTGTGCTTAGCGCTGAGTACGTGGTACCCGATGCGCCCTGGCTGATCGCAAATGAACCTTCTGCAGTGGCGAACGTTGCCATGGTCGGCCACGCGCTGCTGTCTGTCAGATCGACAAGGTTCATCACCTGCGAGTTGGTACCGCGCAGCGCATACATCCCCTTACGGGTGGTGCTGGTGCCGTCAGTGCCGAGTAGGGTGGAGTCGGTGATGGTTGTCACGCCATCGGTACCGCCCGCCATGGTGTAGGTTTTAGTCAAATCAGGCAGTGCTGTACTGGCGCCCACGTTAGCAACAGCCAGTTGACTTGCCCCGCGAACGCTGGTCTGGCCGTTGTTCACGGCGCTGACGATGTTCTGCCAGAGGGCAAGGCCCGTGCCGGTGATGTTATCGAAAATCTCAGCGCTCTGGCCCGGCAGGTTAATCGTCAGCTTATACGAGTTAACCGCGGTACCGGCGGTGATAGCCGCCTGCAGCGTGTTGCCGCGTGTACCGGTATAAATCGCTGTCAGCGTCAGACCTGTAGCTGGCGTGGTGGCCACATCCTTTAATGCGGCGCTCGCAGCAACGTCCGTTCCGTCAGTGACGCGCACGCAGTGCAGATTAGAAGCGCCCAGCTGCAGCGAAATAGCCACGGCTGTAGCCAGATCGTATTTGCGTACCTGAGGCGAGCCCAGATAAAGCGCCTGGTCGGTGTCGGAACCAATCAGAAACGCGCTGTTTACCGGCCCCCAACTGCCAATGCCGACGAGGCCGAGACCATCAGTTGCCACACCATTGATGTAGCGGGTTTTCGGCGCAATCACCTGCACGTACAAATCAGGCGCAGAGAGCGCAGAGGTGTTCAGACTGCCTGCTTGATAAACCGGCATGTTCTTCTCCAATAAAAAACCCGCCATCGTGGGCGGGTCTGGTTGGGACTGAGGTGAATTACGCGGCGCGTTTAATCACGTAGACAGCCTGATCGCCACCAAGGATTTCTTTGATGGTGGTGACATCTGTAATTTCTTCGCCAATCTGATAATCGGCAAAGGCGATGCGAACGACGAGGATATATCCCAGCGCTTCAGCTTTTGCGGCAGCGGTAGTTGCCGCCGTGGTAGTTGCCGTCGCTGCGGTAGTTGCAGTCTGCGCGCTATCGGTATCAGCCATGGTTTACTCCAGAAGGGTTTTAATCGGGTTGCCTGAGGCGTCAGTGACGTGCATAACGGGAGCGACGATCTGCGGCGCGGCAATAGTTTGGGTGGTGGCATAGTTGACTGTATAAATCAGGTCTCGCCGGTAAATCAGGTAGTTTTCGCTGGCGTCGGTATCAAACTGCCGCGTGTAAAACAGCAAAGATGGCGCACCGTCACCCAGCGAGATACTGCTGCTTTCAGACAACATAGCGTCAACAGCAGATGCAATGAGTACCCGCATGGCCGGTGTGGGTGCCCAGATAGTTATCTGGAAATCCTTTGCCTGCCTGCGAAGCTCGCGCATCGCCGTACCAACGCCGCCAGTCCGGGCGACAACAGAGCCACCACTCGCCAGCGTGATGACGGCTCCACTGCTGGTTGCCCCCGGGATCTGGTTAGCCATAGCCGTGGCAACAGTCGCTAGCGTGTCGCCGCTCTGCACGGGGTAGTGATATCCGGCACCATCAATCAGGAAATACACGTTTGTTGGCACTGAAACGGCGCCGGAAAGCGTGATATTCAGCCCGTCGACGGTGGCGATCATTGGCGGGTCGCCCTTCTCAATAACCTTGTACGGCCTGCCCAGCTCGCTACCAATCTTCCTTTCAGACGGCAGCGCCCAGATGGAAATGTGCGCGCCACTGGCGTTTATATCCTCCTGTAGTACGTTAGGCACCGGCCAGCCCGGGTAAATCTTCACGACTGAGCCGGAGATACTCGGTGATGATGTGCCGTCCGGATACACCGTTGAGGCGATCATCCCGGCAATCGTGTTGCTTACGTCAGTTGAGTCAGCCATATCACACCAGTGCCTGCATTGCGGTTATGCGCCAGCCCATATCAGTGAGTTCTGCGCTGGAAATGACGTAACGGCGGCCAATGTCGTCGGTGATGATGTCGCTGGTACGCAATACGATGTCGCCGAAAGCCGGAAACAGGATTGCGTACCACGGCGTTTTGGCATCAGCGGGCAGATTGACGGGGCTTTTCTCACCTTTCGTACCCTGCAGGATGCTGGCAGGCCAGCCAGACATGATCGCGACTTCATTTGCTGCAGTCGTGCCACCATATCCCTGCACACCGCCGCCACCGGGTGCCTGTGACGTTCTCAGCACTCTGATAGTGCGATTGGTCTGCACGCAATAAACCGGCAGCGTGGTCTGCATTGCGGCCACGAAGAAAGTGCCATCCTCCGGCGACACCAGAAAATCCCCCGGTACGAACTCGCGCCCGTCGAACACGCCCAGCCAGGTGGCCTGACCGTACTTATTCGGTGCGCTGTAGGTGAAATTCGTGGTGAAAGAAGCTGGTAGCGTCTGCAGAGATGCGGTTTCGAGAGGATTGAATGCGCTGACTGCCCGATACTGCCGGGCACTATATCCGATACGCTTTGCTGCCTTACCGTAGCCGATGTAAACCTTCTCTCTCAGCTTTGCAGCATCCATTTCAGCACCTGACTATCTGCGTGGTTCCGTTACCAAGCGCAGGCCCGGGCGCTATGCCAATAAATCCGCACAACTCGCGACGCCACTGATTGAACAGCCGCGTGCGGTCGCGCACTTCATTGGTGTTTCGCTTCCAGACTGCAGCCTGATCCGTATCGAGGTTGTCACCTGCGCCGGTAATGGCTGATTCGAGCGTCTTTAGCGTGGTCACATAGTTCACCACCACGACCTCTTCCTCAGCGCTAAGCGTTGACAGGCGGTGATAAAGCGTCTGCCAGGCACCTGAGGACACCCAGCCGTAAGCCATATCGCTGGTATCCGTGGCAGGGATATCACCCTGCATCGGATAGCCCATAAATCGGCGCACATCCACAAGTTGACCGGCAGTCAGCATTATTCAGCCTCTTCCTGTTTTACCGCCCAGCCACCTGAGTAATAGTTTTTCACTTCTTCAGGATGAACCTGAGCGGTGTGCGGTGCCGGATGAACTTCCGGATCACGCACCATCGTTACAAACGCTACGGATGAGACATTTTGCACATCAGCGCCAGCCTCGGCGTTAGTGCCGGTTGTGACTTCACTGCCATCAGTAATGACCTCTGGCGTGTTGTCTTCGGTTCCGTCAGCTTTCTTAGCCATGTTTATCTCCGGATTGCAGCCGCCGGTCTCCCGGCGGGTTAAGGATTAGCCCAGCAGAAGTGCGGTGTGCTCAGGCTTGATGTTGGCGCAGCCCCACGCAGCGGCAATTTCGTAATGCACGCGCTTGTACTGGCGGTACATGGACACTTCGAACGCCATGCCGGTACGCGGATCGGTGATGGTGATGCGGTCATCGGCCATATCACCCTCCTGCGGCAGCGCCGGAGCGCGGGTCGCCAGCAGAATCGCTGAGCGGCTGAACGCGAAGTTGGCGGTAAAGCTCGCCGCCAGCGTAACAGTGGCACCAGTCGCTACATTCTCACGCAGGCCCGGCGCGCCGATAGCCAGAGAGCCACCTGACAGGACGCTGGTCACCACGTACTTGTAGTTGCCGATAGTGATGATATCGCCAGCCAGAATGGTGCCGGTGCCGGTCTGTACCGGGATGATAGTGGTGCCAACGGTCAGCGCGCCGTTGGTAACATAGCTTGCGCCGGTGCCCGGGGCGTGAGTGACCACACCTGCGGATTCACGCACTTTGAAGCCGTGAAGCTCCAGCAGCGTACCCTGAGCGCGCAGCTCGTCGGTGCCTGCTTCGTTCGCCTTAGTCAGCTGGGCCAGCGTACGCAGGTTAGCGCCCGCCGTGGTGTCGATAACACACTGCAGTTCGCTCAGAGGTGCGCCGTTGTCAGACAGGATTTTGCGGATCTGCGCGGTGTCGCTCAGGTTGGTCGCAAATGGCGTGGTGCCAGCAGTACCGGCGGCGCGGGATGAGTTCAGCGCCAGTTTACCCAGGTCTGATTCCATCTCGTTGACCAGCGTACGCATTGCCTGCGCAATCTGGTTTCGACGAATATTGGCGTAGCCCGGGCCGTTGTTAACGCCCTTCTGCTCTTCACCCGTCCACTGGAACGGCACCATGCGGGACTTCTGAATGGTGAATGGCGTGTTGCCGATGTTCTGGTCACCGGTGTTTGGTGGCAGCTGACCGGGCACGACATCCTGCGCAGCAGCGGCAGGTGCGATCGGGATGCGGATTGCTTCGCCCACCGCTGCACGTTCTGCAGAGGGGTCCAGCGTGACAGCAGGGATGAAGCCGGTCAGTTCTCGGGACACGATATCGCGCGCCGCGAACAGATCAGGGATAAGGCCGGTGAGGTTGTTAGCCATTCAAGTTTTTCCTGTTAATCAGTAATAGTGACACCGGCACCGATCTGGCTGCTCTGGTCCTGAGGACTGAGCGACTCAAACTGCGCACGGCTGATAGTTTTTCCACCCGTGCCGCCATTGCCGCCATTGGAACCGCCGCCTGATGCGCCGGTGCCTTTGAGGATCTGGTCTTTGTACGGGTAATGTTCGACGAGGATGCCCAGCGCTTCATCGAAACCAGCGGGTTCACCGGGGTTGCTGGCGCTGAAAATCTTGTTGCCTGCTTTGTCGTAGGCGATGACGCTGTCACCTTCGAGTTTGAAGCTTGAACCGAAGCGTGATTCCACCATGTCGGCTGGAATATTCAGCTTGTCGGCGATGAACTTCGAACGTGCGAAGCTGCCACCCACCTTTTCGGCAATCAGTCGGCCGCTGAGGTCGTCGCGCTCTTTAACAATGGGCGCGTACTTCTCTTCAACTGCCTTGATCGCTTCTGCGCGGACCTTGTCGACTTCACCGGCATCCACCAGTTTTTTGTCGTCGAGGTTTTTGATGACTTCGAGCGCTTTGATAGCCGCCTTCGGATCGGCAATACCTTCAAACGTCTTCAGGGAAGTCTCTGCCGCTTCCGCGCGCTCACGATGAGATTTGGCCTCACCGTTAAGGCGTGAAATTGACTGGAGGGTGCCTGGTGCGTCAAAAGCAATTTCTTTGCCGTCATCGTTCACGTAGACAGGTTTGCCATCGGATACGACCACATGGCCGTTTTCGTCGAGTTTCAGTTTCATAGCGGGTTATCCAACCTTATCGGTGAGCCATCCGGCCCGTTTCGCCGTTCCGCATCCGCAGATTTCGGCAATAAAAAAGGCCCATGCGCGAGCATGAGCCTGTGTCTTTGCGGCTGGTAATCAGCCGGTCAGCGTTGTCTTGGTTTCACCCGGGCGAGGTGCCTGTTTCGCGATGCGAGCCTGCTCATCTGCCCAGTTCAGATCGATATCAATCAGCCCACGACGCTGCATCTCGTTAAACAGCGTCTCGTTAGAGAGCGCGTTAGCGACATTCATATCCATGAGCAGTGCTGCTGATGCCTCGGCAAGCGTGGCAGCGCCGAAGTCGCGGAAGATGGTGACTGTGCCGCCGTCTTTCTCCTTAATCCACTCTGCCGCATACTGCAGGGCCAGATTAGCCGCATCGGTGAGGTCACCTACAATGCGTTGTAATGCGCAGGTACCAGCCTCATTGTCAGCCACTGTCTGTGCGACCGTCTGCCGACCCGGCTTGATGACAAGCAATTCAGCGCCAATCTGCCGCATGAGGTCTTCGAGGTCGCGCAGGTCGGTACGCCCGGCCTCGATGGCCTTGCCGGTATGCTCAACATATTTGAGGTCGGCTTTCTCTTCATCCACGAATACTGCTGATGATGCACCAATCGACAATGGTGTATCAGAAGGCATGCATTTGCCGAACAGGATCGGCACGCGGGCAACATGCAAAATAGTCTGCTGATCGCTACGCGACTGCCAGTGTTCGATGTTGAGGAAAGCAAGTTGTGCCAGCGGCGGCCGGGATTGCATGAAGCCACGCTTATCGCCGTAGACAGGCACAAACGTGATTTTCTCTAGGCTGGTTACGCCTTCTTCGTGCAACTGCCATTCCATGACATTTGACGCATTCAGCTTCTGGCGATAGGTACGCCACCGGCCCGGATTCAGCACACGAACCTGCTCTAATTCCTTCACGACAAACTCATTTTCCGGATCGCGCTCGCTCACCATCTCGACAAAGCGGAGCATGGTGAATGTCTCTCGCCCGTCGATGCGTTTTGAGTCGAAGTCGAGCAGGCTGTTTGCCCCAATCTTGGCAAAGTAGGGTCGCAGGCCGCGCCTTTTTTCCTCGGCTACCGACAGATTGCCTTCGGTTGGCGGGTGCTCAACCAGAATACCGCAGATGCCGTTAGCCATTACCTCTTCACAGATATCAGCCAGGAAAGAATGCAGATTGGTACCCTGCTGATCGATATCAGGGAACATCTGCTGAATGCGCTCAGGCACCTTTTTCTCATCCCACGAAACCGGGCGAGAGAATGGTTTGCCACTCAACACCTCGACGGTGCGTGAGAAGGCCGGAAACAGCGTGGCCGTAGCGAGGCGGTTCTTATAAAAGCCCTCGTCCTCATTGGGCCACTTAGGCAGATACATTTTGCCCGCGTCGCGCATGGCAGAGGTGCCGCCCAGCAGAGCGGCAATCATCGGCCAGCAACCGGCAATGGCCTCGATTTTTGCGGACCGCTTGCGAACGTCATTACTCATTGTGATTTCCGGTTAGGCAGAGAAAGGTCTGACGGTTACGCCTTTCGGCTGGAACAGTTCGGTAATTGCCCAGACCAGCGCATCAAGGCGGTCTGGTGATTTCTTGGCAGTGGCTGGCACGTATTCCATAAGCTGATTTTCCAGAGTGTAGAGATTGCCACGGTGCGCCACCCTTCCCTGCTCATACAAAGCAGATATTGGCTCAGCGCGGGCGTACTTACCTTTGCTGGCGTGCACCCGGATAATGCGACCGGTATACCCCGCGTTGCGCAGCGTATCCTCGGCCATATCGCCACCCTGGTTCGTTTCGATCACTATCGCTTCAGCGCGGTGCTCGCTATAAGCCCATATGGCTTTTTTGGCCCAGCCGTTCGGCGAGAATTTTCCGGAGTAATCACCATCGACAGAGAACAGGCGCTCATTGCCTTTTCCGTAGGAACTGGCGGCCACGATACCTGTTTCATCACTGTCCTCATTGTTCACTGCCTGAGGGTCAATCGCGATAACAGTGCGGGTCGATTCTATGGCGATTTGCAACGCGTGAGCGCTGGATATCATCGCCTCGTTCCACAGCGCACCTTCAGCATTGAAGCGGCGAGGCTTCTGCATGTACTGCGCTTCGGCAGTGCGTCGGTGCGAGAACAGCGATACGCGGTGCGTTTCATTGTGCTTAAACGGCCATAGCCAGCCATCAGGCAGGCCATGATCAATCGGTATCGCGTGAGTGTTTTCCGGATAGAGCGCGCTGTATGACTGGCTGTTGTCGATAATCACCGGCAGATTCAGGTGATGCCACTCTTCCCCGCTACCACCCCGCAGCAGGTAGCCGCTCAGGTCGTGATAGTGAATGCGCTGCATGATCACAATCATCGGCGTTGTTTCGACGGCCAGACGTGATTTGATGGTTTCGTTAAAACGGTTATTCACGCCGTCACGCACGATTTCGCTGTAAGCGTCATCAGGCTTAACCGGATCATCAATAATCAGACTGCCCTGCCAGCCCGGCTCCATATGCCCGGCACGAAAGCCGGTAACCTGACCCGCAGCGGAGGAGGCATAAACGCCGCCGCCAAACTCGTTCCACCACATTGCCTTACTGTCTGCGTCATCGCGCAGCGCCATCGGCCACATCGACTGATAAGCCTTCGACTTAATCATGGTGCGGGCAGTTGATGAGTTCAGCAGGGCAAGATTGTGCGAGTACGACAGGTGCATGAAGCGCGCGCGGCGGTTAAGCGCCAGCCCGCGCCCCATCATGTTGATGGTTGCCAGCTCAGTTTTGGTATAGCCAGGCGGAACGTTGATGATTAGCCTAGTGATTTCGCCATCAATCACCCGGTCGAGCGTTTGCTGAATGACCTTGTGATGCGGCGCTACAATCATTTTGCCGTCGGTGCGCTGCTTGAAGAAATACCGGGCGAAATACATGCCATCTTCTTCACACTCAATTTTTCGCGCGTAAATCTTCTGCTCAGCAGTCGTCATCCTCCAACATCTCCCGCCGCGCAGCTTTGTATTCGTCTTTGGTCAGCGTTGCCGACTCAATTGGCCCACCGTCTTTTCCCGTATGCTCAACCTTTTGCTTGTTCGTGTAAGCGTCACCGCACTCTTTGGCAGCCTGTTCAATCAGGGTTGCAGCCAGCGCCATGTTTCGCATGTTCTCAGCCTTGTTCATCATCCGGTCGAGGGTGCGCAGGCGGTAGGCTTTGTTGGCGATCGGGATATCGGTGATTTCGGTCTGGAAGCGAGTGCGGGTCACGTTGAACAGGTCGACCCACTTCTGACTCAGGCTCTTCGCCATCGCGTTAGCCGGGTCATAAGCTGACACCTGCTGACGGGTGACAGTCACCCTGAAATTCTCTTTTACAAGCTCGATAACCTTTGCAGGTGTGTCATAGCATGCGAGGGATTGAACGATGAAGGCTTTAACCTCTGTCGATAAAGCTGCCACGGGTCACCTCCATGACAAAGCAGATAAAAGTTATGCCAGTTTCATCAGGCACGTACCGCATGCTCTGGCTATGTTTATGTTTGCCACTTCTGCCGGTCTGGCAGCGGCTTCAATAAGTTCCTGAACGTCAGCGCTTGCTCCATAGCGGCGAACCACTCCGGTAAACTCTTCCACGTCATGTCCACGCAAGCAGAGTTTAGGGTCGCCATCACGCGTGAACTTTGGGGCGCCAAACTCATCGGTAGCCTGGGCGATGTGATAAAGCTCATGCTCTACCAGTGCGCAGAATTCGAGGTCGCTGCATTGCGAGCAGAAGTCACCGGCCAGCGTGATGATGAAGTCTGGCTTATGGTCAAACCACTCATAAAACTGCTGCTCCATTCTGGCCTTCTGCCATCCTCCCGCGCGCATCATTACTTCTTCAGCCTGACCAAGGACAGTGCGCCCCTGTTTAGTAAATGCAGTTGCCGCCCATAGGAAAGCAATGTCAGCCTCAAGTAGATGCAGATGATCCGGGTTATGCAGCACACCATCTTCACTAATGATTTGCTCTATAACCCACTCATGGACGCCAGTTGCCGGGATGAGCTTGATGTAAGGCGCGAACTCTTCAACTAATTTGACTGGAGGGTATGGGCGGTTGCTGTCCATGCTTTACTCCTTCGGACTGGCTAGGCCAATTCGACCTCAATCATATCGATCAGTCTGCGGCGCACTTTCTCTGTGAAAGTAAAGGCCGTTTCTGCATTCAAGGGCTGCCCAGCCATTTGGCTTTCCACCTTCTCGCAAATGGCGTTGATATCCTCCTGAGAGGGAGTTTTGCATCGAACACGAGCGATTAACTGTGCCATTTAGAATGTCCTGCTGGTCAGATGGATATAACCCTCGGCAAAGGCGATAGCGCCAACCGAGGATTCATTGTGTTTATGCTGAAAAGTGAACTCAATAAATGCATTTTTCAGCACAAAATAAAAAACCGCCCGGAGGCGGTCTTACGGCTATTCAAAATTAAGTATGCTTAGCTTATCGCCAAAAGACCTAAGATCGTTGATGCCTGAAATGGGTAAATGGAAAGCTGTATTACCGAGCGTTTGTTGTTTGGGGCATTTTGAATTGGCGTAAGCGACCATTGATTTCAGGGTTGCAAGAACATTTTCAATTCCCCATTGCCCATCAATCTCTGCATGTGCCTTGATATACTTACCCTCTAAAATTTCTGGTCTGTACATAGAGAATACAGAAGGCCTGTAAACGCACAAGTAGCTAAAAAAAGCATTTTTCCATGCAATTTCAATACACTGATTCAACTCAAAACAAATCACACCAGAGTTACCAGTAAATTCACTAAGCTTTTGATTAACCGCAACAATTTTAATTTCAAAACTATTCATGCGCCCCCCCTTGAGGGCAGACTTAGCATTGATACAAGAATAGTCCGAAACGCAAAAGCTCTTCCACATTTTTCATAAAAATTTCCGCCGAATAGCACGATTTAAAGGCATTAAAAATGTGTGGTCAAATCAGGTCTTACCCATTTCATTATCATTAAATGTGCTAATTATGAGGTTTACTCATCAATTCCATCAATTCCACCATGTCAGGATTAGCCAGTTCCATGATTCGGTTATGCTCTACAGCCAATACCCGCTTCTCCTGCTTGCGCTCATTCATTAGCCGACTTCCAATGGTGCCTTTGAGCTTTGAACGGGTCTCTTTTATGGCGTAGCGATGCTGAATCTCTTCACCCATCGCGACATGCTGGCTAAGTCGGGTTGTCATCCAGTTGAAGGCGGCGATATAACTCTCTTTGATTGTTGCGGCGGCCTTACCTGTAAACCCCATGACAACCATGATCCATCCATCTTTTGTCAGGCTGACCATAGGGCGAACCTTACCCTGCTCGTCGATATAATCAGCCGACGCAAAATTGCGTTGGCTAAATTCAGATGAACAATCAGCCTTTACCTGTTCAATCTTCCTGAGTACATCACCGTGTCGCTTGCCAAAATACTCGGCGACTTTTCTGGATGTGGTGATTACTTCATCTCCCTTTGGCTGGACCATATCGCGAAAGTCAAAAGCGGGAATAACTGACGGATTATTCATAGCGTTTACCTTTTAGTGAATTAGCCTCGTTGCCCAGATAACCGCCCACAGAGAAGCCGCCGCCTATAGCGGTTATCTCCGAAGCTGATTCCTGAAAGGCTCTGTGTGTTTCAATGCACCGGGCATGGCGCGATTTTTACTGAGGGCATAAAAAACCCCGGGCTATGCCGGGGCTGATGGTGCTGTTGGTAACGCAGGGTTTGTTACAGGTATTTCTTAGCCAGAGCTACCAGCTCGTCTTTGGCTGCGTCGCCGAGCTTTTCAACGCCGTCCACAACGAAGTTCATGGCGGCTTCAAAGTCCTGCACACCATCTTTCACTTCAGTTGCCGGGGTAACGACTGGAGAAACAGGTGCTACGTCTACGGTCGATGCTGGGGTGATAGCCTCAGCCTGACCGGATACTACATCGCTTAATGGTTCGCTCACGGGATTTTCCTTCTGGTGCTTGGTGATGAGCCATAACCAGGCTCGTTTGATGAAATTCATTTTGGCTCTCCACACAGGCTGACCCACAGATCGTTGTGGTCATTGATGGCACGCACAGTCCGGATATCCATGACATCGGCATCTTTGCCGTGAGTGCGTATAACAGAGTCCTGAGTACAGAGGGAGTCGACTGTTTTTACCGGCGCATCAGTCGTCGGAGTTGAATCGTGAGTTCCGCAACTTGCTACGAGCAGCGGCATCATCAAGAGCAGCATTCGTTTGTTTAACACTGTTTGCCTTCTCCGTATTTTCTGCCTGCTGTTTTGCCACTGCGGCAACTTCTTTGGTTTCGGCTTGTGCAGATGCCACGTCAGCTTTTGCCTGTATCTGTACAGTGCCTATTTTCTTGCCACCAAAATAACTGGCCACAAGAGCCGCGACTAAAGCGGCAAGCGCAGCAACCCAGTGCCAGCCTCCTGCAAGTAATGAGGTGATGACTGTCATTGGTCGCCTCGCATCGCATCGGCACGGGCCTTCAGTTTTGGCTGACGTATCACCTGAGCGAGCGCGGACATGATCATCAGCACCCAACTCAGGTAATGCATCGTCTCGGGAGAGAGCGCGCCCTTGATATCTGGCGGCAAACTGTTCCACGCATCGATCAGGCTCTGAGGTGTGTCAGAGGCTACGGCACCAATAGCTGCGCCAGCCGAAGCCAGCCAGATTGACCATGTACGCCACAGAAGGCGGGCGTGCCGGACAAATTCCAGTGAGGTGTATTTGCGGATCAGCAGCAGCGAAACAATGGCGACAATGACGATAAGCGGCACGATGATGAAGATCATATCAGCCCCTTATATATGTCATAGGTGCCGTTGCGCATGACATCGGCGTGCCGGCGGGCGCGGCTGGGAGTCTGCCTTGCCCATGCGCTGTTCAGCATTTCGTTAGCGCCACTGATAAAGTCACCATTGGAGATGAAAATCAGTGCCTTCTTGAAAAGTGCCAGCTTTGGCACGCCCATCTGGTACGCCATGGATTCCAGAATGTCGATCCGGGCAGGATTGCACTGCGCCATCGCCGCAACAATTGCCGGGTACGTTTTCATTTCCGCTACCATTCCCTGCAGGATGATCTGCTTCCAGATATCCCCGACGGCGCGCGGCACGGTAAACGTATAATTTGCCAGGCTGGCACCCTGCGGCCCGATCTTGATGCCACCGGCCACTGTTGGATAACCCAGCGTATCGAGATAAGGCTTTTCTTTGTAGCCCTCCTCGAAATTCAAAATCTGGATGATTTCACTCATTTCTTATCGTCCTCTGCCACTACCTGCTTCACCTTGTCAGCGGTTTTATCCGCCGTTTGGTCAGGCAGTACATTGAGTTTTTGCTGCAGGGCCGATACCTGACCGGACAGCGCTTCGACTTTCTTATCGCGGCGATTTGCCACCGCGCGATAGTCCTGTCTGATTTCTTCAACACGCTGGTTTGATTGCTCGCTGACATAGACAAAGATGATTGTCATGGCCACGCAGATCATACTGAGCGCAAGCATGAGAACGCCGAGGTAAATACCCCGCTTCTGCGCTGCCTGTTTATTGTTTGTCATCGTTCCCGTCTCCGAGCTTACCGATCAGCCCGTTCACCTCAGTGCGGAACCGCTCATCAAGATTGGCACCTGACATGGCCAGCATTACGCGGAGAGCGTTTTTGATGACTTTGAGGTCGGTTTCAAGAGCAGATATGCGGATGATGTTTTCGTCATGGCGCGCGCGGAGTTCGTCGTTCTGCTCCCGCAGCAAAGCGTTATCGGATTTGAGTTGAGACACCTGGTCTTTATAGCCAGTGATAATCTCGCCCGTTGCGCGATTGCCCGTCACGATATTGGCTAAACCAGACATCAGAGGACGCCAGAACAAAGCAACCGCGCCGCCGCCGAAGATGATCGCGCCGATACTGGTGACTAAGCTGTCATTCATACCTGACCTCGCGGCCAGAAAGTTTTAGTTTCATAGGCCGTCTCCGGCATAACCCGGAGATACCCGGCTCATTGCTGTGAATAAAAGACGCCCGCTACCAATTAGGGATAATCCGTGAGGTCGCAGTGATTGGTAGGGGCGAAAACGAAAAAGGCACCGCCGAAGCAGTGCCTTGTAGATAATTTTTTTTTACTTTAGGTTGGGATCTTTTATGGCCCTTATGAAGCTATTTTTTATCAGGCTGCTCGATTCAAAGAATCTTCCTTGATCGGTACCGTGCATTACAGTTACATGGCTACGTTCATCTCCAGATACGACTTGGAGAGAGCCTGATTTATAAAACATCTCAACAGGCACATATAACCAACCAGTAGTAATATCTGAGCCTGCAAGCAAAATGCCAACATAGAAATTTAGGGCATGCAGTTTATCTGTCTGAAGACCCTGAGGAGGCCTTTTTTCAAAGAGACCGTTCTGGTTCTTTATGAAGACATCGACGAAAGGAAACTCTCTTCCCTCTTCATCAATAAAGCTATCATCTGGAAGGTAAAGCCATTTTTTTAGCTCAGCTATTAACAGAGTTGCATCAGCTTGCAGCCGCTGCTTCCTCTCTAAAGCCTTCTTTTGACGTGCTTGCACTTCTTCTACCAAATTTCCATAAGTAATATGCATCCCTTTCTCCATTTCAGAAATATCTGGGATGTACATGATTACCACCTTTCACAGAAAAACTTTAGGAAAAGAAGTGATCAGCTCTGTGGCTGACCTTTGAATAATCTCACGCAGTCGCAAAAAGGCGTGATTTTGAGATTTGGCGGGAAGGCGTGGAATCGAACCACGATAAGTTGGTTAACAGCCAACCGTAATGACCTTTATACGACCTACCCGGATATTGCAGGCAATAAAAAAGCGCCTTCGGCTGGTAACCGTGGCGCTTTTAATCACTCACTTGTGATGGAACTGCTCAGTCCGCTTTGCTTCCCGAGCGTATATGACTATGCCAGGCTTCCATGCCCTTTGTCTTTAGCTATTCGTGCTATCCATTCTCTTTA